TTTTATATATCTATTTCTAGGTTTATATGTACCATTCAGTATTCCTGCAATATTAGGTTCTATAAAATTTTTACTTTTTAAAACTTTACCTGCGGGTCTGCTGTCATCAAATCCATTAACTCCATTGATTATAGGCTTGCCATCATTATCTAATTTTGACATGTTGCTAGCATGCACCTCGTTGTAAATATCATCTATTTTATCAACCAGTCCATGTTTTATTATCAAGCCTATCAAAATGTATAATATGTCAGCAGCAGCATCAGCTATTTCAACTTCGTCATTCTCACTAGCGGCTTTTAAGTACTCTTCGACTTCCTCGTTGAGCAATTTAGAAATTAATTCGGGGCTCTGCTCAGATACCCCGAATGCGTTGTTAAATTCTATTCTTTTTTGTATTTTATCTTTCATTAAACTCCTTTCCTATTTTTTTACCAGCTTCGTATAATGCTCTTAATCTAGTAGTGTCAGTATCATAATATCCTTGTAGCATCTTAGGTAAGAATATCTGACTTAAATCGATACCTAGATCTGAGCATAATCGAATCTCTTCTTTTTGATCCCGTTTTGAAATCTCCATTTGCATGATTTCAATACTTCTTTCAAGTACTTTTAATACATTATCAGGCTTCCAATCCTTATTAGATATATCATAATTTTCAGGTCTGGAATATATACTAGTTAATCTATTAAAATCTTTACCATAGTTTTCTGTTAACCAATGTCCGGGATTATGATTTCTAACACCTCCATCAAAATAGAAGCTTGAATCCTTTTCAACCGGTTCTGCAAATACTGGAATAGAAGATGATGCAATAACCCAATCAAGAGCATCATTATATGAACAATCTTTAAGATTGACATATTGTCTACTACCAGTATTAAAATCAACAGAACCTACAAATATACCTTTATATCTTGGGTTATCTTTCAGCCTCATAATAAATTTATTCTTAGGAACATGTTTAGATAGATACTCACCTAAATTACTCATATCTCCTAAGCCGGGTTTACCTGATAAAATACTTGCTACAGCTATTATTGAGAATCCTCCTTTTTTATTTAGAGGATTCGCACTCCAAATATCACAAGATCTAATTCCTAGCAAAGCCCTTTTTAGATTAAAAGTTCTACACTCACATGTAGAATTCCAATCAACTGTAGGCATAGCTAATGCTAAGATACTTCCCGCACTAATACCAGCAAAATATTCTGGTTTAATTCGGTTAAAGATTTGTTCAGTTACGCCGAATTGTCCGACGATGCCCATTGCACCGCCGGATATACTCAACGCGCTTATGTTTTTATTATCCATTACTTCCTTTATTGTAAATTGTACGAAGAGTCTTTAGCGATATCTTCATAATAATATAACTCTCAGGAGAGCCGTCAAGTACAGCTATATACCTACATGAAGGCTTAAATGTAATTACCCCCTTATGTTTAGGTAAAGCTAATACTCTAAATCTATCATTTACCATATGTGATATTGGTACAGGTTTGTAAGGTTTAGAAGCGGCATAGCTTCCAAATTCTTTTATAATGTTATTTGCATTTATTATTTGTTTCATTTTTTTTTACTTTTGAAGTTATGTAACATTTGGTACCATCTTGTCTAAATGATCTGGATCTTTCCCCATTTTTTAATACCTTATTAGATATCTGTTCAGGGTGCATTCTTTTGCCAAAGAACCGTCTTACTTTCTCTGTTGAATTTACAACTAATAACTTTTCATTTGTTTCATAGTTATATATTGTATATTCAATTTCGTTAGCTTCGAATAACTGATTTTGTTTCATTTGTTAATTCTTCATAGATTAAATCTTCTACTACTATATACCAAGTATCGAAGCCGTTGTCTTCGAATTTGTTTATAATAGATGTTAACTGCTCTTGAGTTAGATCCACTTTAAGGGTTCTAGCTACTGTTTTTACGTCTTCTTCCGATACTCCAAATTTCATATTAATATTGATAAATTTCGTTCATGTTCTTCCAATGTTCTTCTGTGATAATATATCCAATCCTATTAGTTACCCGATAGCCTGGTCTGACAACATATCCAAATTCAGGGCAACTCATAACTGTCCATATGTTATTTACAGGAACTTTCATAATCTCTAGTATGTCGTTAGGCTTTAACGTATATACTTCTGAACCAGAAGGACGGGGCTCTATTTTATAACGATACTCGATAAATTCCGGATCGCTAGATTTTGTTGCTGCTGTCATATTTTTTAAATTAAAAAGCCTGCCTTTTTATAAGCAGGCTATTGTTATAGAAATCTTTCTTCTGCTATTCTTATAGCTTCAGAATGTTTTCTTGTTGGGAACCCTCTACTTTTCATATCATGACAATCAATGCATACTAAATATAAATTACCTATTTCAAATCTAAGTTCAGGATATTTTGATTTTTCTAACAAGTGATCGTGAAAGATCGTTTTGTTTTCCTTGCCTAAATATCTGTTACAAGATCTACAGTAATGACTGGTAGTATTCCAGTGAAGCTCAAATAGCTCATTTTGCTTTTGCTTATTAGCTAAATCCTCAGAGCTGTATTGTTTCTTCTTTCTTTTTAACATTGTATCTAAATATTTCCATGTGTGGTTCAAATGCACTCCATTGTTCAACGTTTCCTAAATCGACGTCTAATAGAGCTTCTATTTCATTCCTATGCCATTCTTCTTTTCGACATATTCCTTGTAGTCTTTTTCTAACATCTATAGAAAAAGGAAAATTAGATGCACGATCAATGTACCAGTTAGGTACTTTAGAATATTCGCCATTTACTATAGATTTATAGCAATCGGAATCTTCTTTATCGGCTTTTAAAACATAACATACTAAATTTCCATTATTGCTACCTGCGTAGTATGAAAACTTGTAGTCTTTTCTTTCTTCAAAATATGAATTTACTCTTTGATACTTTGAAGTTGTAAAATTCTCAAATTTGAAAACGATATGAATACGGTCGTCAATATTACATATTCTTCCGCTATCATCAATATAAGAACCAATGTATTCATTTGAGAATGCTAACATCCCTCTTAATCTAAATAATGGTAATAAAAAATAATGCGAATTGTTATATTGACCCATACCAAATGCACTTCTTGGTAACTCTACATCTTCATATAGTATATCTTCCGGCACTATATTATTTACTTTCATTATTTATTCTGTGTTGAAATGAGGCATATAGTAAAGTAAGGTATGTTGCTAAATCGCCAACCTTTTCATCTAACATATATTGACTTGGTATAACTCCTGATTCAGAGTCTTCTACCATTTCAATAACTGATACTAAATGTTTAGTCGCAATTCCCCAAAGAACTTCTTCTCTAGACTTACTTCTTATACGAGCTCCTGTATTAAAATTACTTAGCCTATCTCCCCCTCTTGCGTACTCTCTAGCTTTAACTACTAAATTTTCTCTTATTTTACCAAGAAATAATTCAACAGTAGCTTCGAATTCGTCATTATTCATTTTCTCACTCATTGTTTTTTTTAATTTTTATTTTGCCATTGCTAATTTTTTAACTTCTTCAAATAGCTCGGGATTATCTTCAAAGGTAGTTCTAACTCCATTAGAGCCTTGTCCTAGCTTGATATCACCAAATGAGTACCAAGAGCCTGCTTGTTTGGCAACTCCTCTCTCACACGCTATTTCTAAAATTTCGATATAGTTATCAATTCCTTCACCCCATACTATATTAAATTCAGCTTTTCCGAATGGCGCAGAACATTTGTTTTTAACAACATCGATAGTTGTTCTATTCAAACCTTTGTCCTTATCGTTACTCTTCCAAACTTTAAATCTCATATCGGGATAGAATTTCCAAGCACTTCCCCCTGTTGGAGTATTTACTTCTCCCATACCTCCTATATTTACTCTAGTTTGAGATACTCCTATAACGGTTGTATTAGATTTTTCAATAAGTCCTTTTAGTTTGCCTAAAAACTTACTGTTATTTCTAGCTTGCAGCCCCATAGTAGCATCGCCCATTTCACCTTGAATAATTTTTAAAGGTATAGCAGCGGTATAACTATCTATAACAACTAGTGAACATATTCCTGATGTTACTAGTCCTAAGATCATATCATATCCAGATTCTTGAGAATCGGGTTGATAGATTAATAAAGAATCGACATCGACTCCTAGTGATGTAGCATATGCAGCATCGAATGAATATTCATAATCAATTAAAGCAGCTTTCTTATCAGGGCAAGCTTTCTGAAATTCAGCTAAAGCGTGTAACATCATAGTACTTTTACCACTAGATTCAGGCCCATATATTTCAATAAGCTTTCCTTTAGGATAACCTCCTAAACCTGTTGCTATATCTAATGTATAGCTTCCTGTACTTACAATTTCTTTAGGTAACACTACTGCTTTTTGTAAACCCCACTTTTTTTCAAGTTCTGCGAGAATTTGGTCATGCGATCTTTCTTCTTTTTTTTCTTTAGACATGCTACAAAGATACGCAAAGTATCTTTATTATGCAAATAATTTTAAAGTTATTTCATCATTATTTTCATAAATTTCTTTAGTGGTATTCCAAGTTGAATTATCAAAATGCCACTTAAGCTCGTCTAGGAGTTGATCTAATCCCTTTCTTACCATACCTGAAGGAGTAGTAAACCCATTAATCCCTTGACTTACATGTTCTTCAGTTGTTTTAGCTATATAAGGCCTTATATGATTTTTACTATCGGCAATAATGTATCTTCTAGGAAGAACCTTATAATCCGGATAGAGAATCTTTAATCCTGTGTAATATACAGCTTCTTGTAGATAATATCTCTGTTTAATTCTATTATATTCAAAATCAATCGTAGACCAACTAGTCTTTAAGTCAATATCTTGTACAGTTTTATGTTTATGATTGATAAAAAGTGTATCCAGTAAACCCTTCATTTTGAATCCTTTATATTCAAAATAAATAGGAAATTGATTAGATACTTCAACGTTGGGGTCTATACCATTATAAATATTCTGAATAACGGGAACAGATTGAATGCTTTTAACAATTGCTTCTGCCATTTCAACTTGAGACAATCCTACACCTCTTCGATTAATATTACTCATTAACGTATTATAGTAGTCTTCCATTGGACCATCTGCAAATATATCTAATACTGTTTGCCATGTTTTACCTTTAAACTTAACTTGTTCTTTTGTAAACTTATCCAATTGAATATTTTCGAAAGCTGTAGTAAACACATCTTCAAATCCCATAGTAAAGGAATCTGTACCTTCGTCATATGAACCTTTTATAATTCTGAACATTTCTTCTACAAGTTCTCTATTCTGACCTATAACAGGCACATCACCACTAAATGTGTAGAATCTACTATCAAATGTATCAGGTACTGTTAATAAGCAATCTACTAGATTGCCTATATCAAATGCCTCAGATTCAGTTTTAATAACTCTATCTTTAGCTATATGCTTTTTATAGTACTCAAAGGGGCCAGCTTCATCAAAGTCCTTAATTGCTGAAAAGTTTAAATTTTCATTCTTTCTGTAGTTTTTTTCTTTTTCAAGTATATCAAGTTGTTTTTGATAGGTGACTTTGTTAGATATTGATTCCAAATTCATTAATTATATATTCTTTAAATTTTTTAATTTCCATAACGTTAAAACACATAACGTCGTTTTTAGCATTCAGCTTATCATATACTATATATCTAATCTCTGTATCATCATCATCAATGTGAATATATCCAAACTTGCCTTCAAAGAATATATTCTTATAGTGACCATTAGTATAGTTAATAGTGTTTATTTTTAGTGCGGATGCTAGTCTTTCTACTTCCTGATGCGGAAACTGTTCGTGGTATTCTGCATTATTTACAGGGTCGTTACTTCGCCTAGTTGTAATACATACACTTACTCCTTTTTCTGCAAGTAGTTTTGCAAAATCTTGTAATTCAATTGATGTAGCGAGTGTGCCGTCAAAATCAAAAGATATTACGGATTTATCCAAAACGTATCTCCTTTCTCTTTACTGAAGTCTAAGCTATATATAGTATAAGTAGTGCTATCAGCAGTCAATGCTTGATATTTGCAGTATTTTTGTGAAGGTTCTTTACTAAGAACTACAAAAAATAATAATAGTGTGATTAATTTCATAATGATAAAAAAGCCCCTAACTAAAGGGGCTTATACTTAAATTGATGTTTGTTTTTGATATTCTAGAAATCGATTGATAGCTTCTGGGTCAGTTACTTCAATTGTATATGATTCCTTTACAGTTCGTGCTTGCTGGTCTATTTTCCAACCAGCTGTATTTTCTTTGGAAGGTTTTATTTTTACAGGTACTTCTACAACTCTGACAGCTTCGATCTGTTCATCCATAAATAGGAATAACGTCGATTCGTCATATACATAGTTAACTAGATAGTCTAAATTTACTCCCTGGGTTAAGGTCTTTTTGTCACCTTCTTCCCCTACTTCTTTTGTATGTGTGAACATTTTACTCATGTTACAAAGATACGTAAAGAAATATTAAAAAACAAATTTATTTATGAATTTTTCCTTTAAAGAATCTACCAGATACATTTCCATTCCAGTAGTGATCCGAAAACAGTACGTTTTCAGTTATCATGTAATGAACTTCCCAATATGCTAAAGATTGTTTATCCTTGCATAATTTTAAGATTTCTCTGGTGAAGTTATCAGTACCTGAAACTTTAATATATTCTAGTAGTTCTTTAGAGGATCCCCAATAGGCTTTCCACCCACTATCTTTTTGACGAATTTCAACTCGTTTTCTTGTACCAACTCTTGCTTTCTTAGAAAGTTTTACCTTGTTTCTGTGAGAGAAAGCTTTCTTACCAATATACATGCGACCTTTATCGTCTGTTATACGGTATATAAATCCTTCATGTCCTTGAGCCATGTAATCTTCGAATTCTTGATTATTGTAAGTCCACATATTGCAAAGATACAACTTTCTAAGAAAAATTGCAAGAGTTAAAATATATCTGACATCCCTTCGTATAGAAAAGTGTAATCGGTTTCGGCTTCATCGCCACTTCCTACTACATCAGCCTTGCTAAAAAAAGCTTTACGACTTTTGTAATACTCTATGAGATAATTTGAAACTGAACTAGAATACGAAGTACCGAATGTATTCTTGTAATACATTAATACTTCTTCTAATGATATTTTGTTTTTGCCAGTTATTATTCGGCTACTGTGCTGTTCAGCAAATCTTACGATAGCTACACATATGAATAACCAATTAATAGCTTTAGTAGGGTTTAAAACAGCGTGGTGTCAATTTTGTTATCGTAGCTTTTTTAATTACTACTTCTATACGTCACCGTATAGTTCAGACTATGTCATCACCCTCGGACTGAGGGTGTCGGATTCTCGTGTCAGAATTATTTAGCGTAGAGCTATCATCCGTTAGTCGTTGCACCTTCCTTGAAACCTTCTGTAAGAAGTCTACGTTTACAAGGCTCGGCTCAAAGTTGTCTTTGTTATAAAAATAAATTGTTTGACATATATATTTAAGTTGTTCATCCGACATTGAATTTTTCATAATATTAACCCATTTATGTACCCATTGCACATTTCCTGGTACATATCCCATATTTGAATCAATTCTGTCTAATGAAGCTGTAACATAAGAAAAATAATCATGAGAAGTAACTTTTTTACCTTTTAGATGTAATATTAAAGGTAGTCCGCTTATTGCACAAATGCCTTTTTGTTTTACATACAATTCCCATATGTATTCTATAGTTATTGTAAAAGGCATTTTTGAAATATCTTTTCTACGTCTGTCTTGAGAATGTCTTTTTATTCTTTTAAAAATTTCTTTAGACACTTCTCCACATCCTTTATGTTTACCTTTACCTAATGCTTGTTTGTTTCTAGACGAGCTGCATTTCTTACAACCTTTTGTTTTACCGTCTTTTAATCTACATCTCATTATTTTAGATATAGTTCCACAAGTACATTTACATAAAACGTAAACATTTCCAAAATTACTTTTCATAGGAGTTTGGTCAATTACTGTCCATTCTCCGTATTTTTCATTATTTTTTACTTCTATATTACTTTTCATTATAGTACAAAGATACTATAATCAAAAGTTTTGTCAATAGTTATTTTTTCCAAAGAGTTCCTTTGAATTCTTCCAATTATTCAATGCATATTACTATGCAAGGGGGTTACATTCAGCCCTAAACTCTACAGTTTGACGATCAGATACGAACATATTTATAATGTTCATACTGAAATATCTACTTTCAAAATACCATTTTTGTCTACCTCTAGGATGAGTTTTAGTTTTTCTATTATATAATTTATCACTAGAAACGCCGCCTAGTACCCAGTTATGGATTTTAGCAAATGTTTGGTTAATGTTAGATTTATATAATTCCTTATTGCAAGGTTGGGTAAGCATACTTCCGATTAAGCTAGATGGAAGAAAGTTGCAGTAATTCTTTTTCTTAATTCCTTCAGGATTAGTTTTATACATCGGCAACATAGCATGTAATTCAGCTTGAATATTACAATATAACTTATAGATAGCTATCAGAAATTCTCTATCTTTTCTAATAGATCCTACGTGATAATGTAAGCTGCATGTTACATCGGTTGTACAACGTCTGTTAAGCTCTGTAAATAGATTCTTAAGGGATTGTAGCCCTTTAGCTCCTTTATACGGAACAGTAACAAACTCCGGAGAATACCCAATAGAACCATCTTTACAGATGATAATCCCCATTTGCGACTGAAGATATCCGGGAATGTTACCTAACTTTGTTTCTATTTCACATCCGAAAGTAAGATCTCCTAACAATCTAGCAGCTCTTTTAACATCTTTAGTTAAAGGAGTTTTAAATTTGTTATATTCAGAAATCTTTTTATCAAACTCTTTAGATTCTTCAGCATTATAAGCATTATTAGAGAAATCAAATGCTTTTTTAGTTGTCATATCTAATTTTACATTATAAGCTGCAGACAGTCTACCCTGAACGCTAAGTGGTATATTTGCATTAGCTAATTTTCGTATATCAAGTTGTTCAACATTTTTCATATTAGACCATAGCCCTTTATTAATATGTTCAACAAAACCTAAAGCTTTAGGAATTTCATATGATATACAAGCTATTCCATTAACGTATTTGCTGGTTACTAACTTGCAGTTATATAATGGGTTTGATGAAAACTTTCCAATGATTAACTCTCCAGATTCAGATGTGCCAACAACACCTTCATTAACACCTTTAAAAGATATCAAAGCATATTCATTAATTTCACAATCATAAAATATGCGAGGGTCATTAGCCATGTACCATCTCTTGTCTACTAGAATGCACTGATCTGAAATTCTGTAATAATTATCTTTTATAAGCTTACAGTTTTTTTTATATTCAGTACTTCCGTCAGCAAGAGACACCTTCTTATATCCAAGATTAGGATTTTCTGCGTATGTTACCTGTTTAGTAACTGCCGACTTCGGCGAATTCTGAGTAGTCATCTTGTTCTAAAGTTATAGGAGTTTTTTTGAATTTAGAAACGGCTTCATGATGTAGTTCTAAAATAGCTTCATCTACGAAACTTGCAAAATCACCATATCCTGAATGCTTCATTACATGAATTAATCCCTGACTTGAAGAGTTGCTAGTATTAAATAAAGCGGCAGCTCTTGCTTCGCAATGGTCAATAGAAATCTGATTATCTGTTCCTAGTATTTCTAATAATGACAGCATTATAGCTCTTATCAGTATATCTTTACCTGTAAAACTTATAGCACTATTTTCAGAATTGTAGTAAGTAGTATCAGCAGCTCCATCTATTTCCTCAGCAAGTATTCTTGTTGATTCTTCAGCTTGTGAATAACCTTTAAGTCTGTAATAAGCAACATCTAACAGCATCTCAAATCTTTTAACAGTTAATGCACTATTAGCTCTTAACTTTGCTAACTGCGCAGTAGCTTGAGTTTGTGCTGCATTTTTAATAACAGTTGCTGGATTAATTAGCGCTGGAACAGATGCTTCTGCAGAAGAAGTATTTAATGCTAAATCTTTAAAAATAGTATCAGTTTTGATAGAGGTAGAAATTGCTATCAAGTTACCTTTATCATCAAATGAATATTTTCTGTGAGAAAGTATTGGACGATATTCGCATCTAGATTTAAGAGGTTTGCCAGCTATGAAAAACTTAATTTCATTATTTTTTATTTTAGAAGTTTCAGAATGTAGATATGTGATAGGAGTTTCTGAAAAGGAAGACAGTTGTCTTAACTTCTCAAAAGGATTATTCATATCATCTAATCTTTTTTCTACTTTTCTAATAAAATGTTCTACTTTCTTAGGAGAAATTAAAACACCTTCATAAAAATAAAGCTTACTGTATCCTGCAGTTTCACTATTTATATTAGCATTTGCAGCATTTGTTATTTGCGGAATGAACACTTTAGGCTCTTTCTTACAATACATGATAGAGTGATAACCTCTCATTAAATACGCAGCTGAGTCAGGACACGCTGGATACATTACATCTTTTGCTGATTGTCCAACTAAGCCCATTATTCTAGCATAATATCTACCACCTAAATAATGAACAGCGCCGGCTCTAAACATGTCTTTTCCGAAATTGTGCCCCATAGTGGTTGAGACTTCTGTAAAAGATTTTAGATTAGTAGCAGGTTCGGTTCTAGGTTCACCAACATATTCAGAACTATTACTAGTATTAGGATAGTGGCTAGCACTCCCGTGGTACGTAGGTCCAGTTCTAACAGCTGGTACATATATATTATTAGAATCTCTTTCAGCAGTAAATAATTCTGTAAACTCATTATTAATAACTCTAAATACTTTGTTATTAGGTACGCTGAACGTATCAGTAACCTGATCTGTTAAAGTATCTAAGGGTTCCCACATAGAAGAAAAATAACATCCTTCCATAGTCTCTATATAAAATAAAGGTCTTTCAGTACTTACCTCTTTATCAGTAACTTTATCTAGTGATGCTCCTTTAAATACATATAATGCATTAGGATCATCTGAAAAGCTAAATAATAATGCAGCTGTTCCTTTATAATCATTTAAAACGGAATAACCTTTTTCAAGAATTATTTTAGCTAATTTTTGAGAGTCTACTAATAATCCAGTACAATCTACGCCAGATTCTCTAGCTAAATCATAAATGTTGTTTATAGTTCCATTATGAGCTAATGTAATAGAACGACCTTCGTCGTTTGTAAAAGTGTAAGGATGTGCATTTTCTTCAAAAGCTGCACCTAATAAGGACTTTCTAGTATGAGCAATAACTAATTTATTTTTGCATCCGGGAACATATTCAATCGGGTGCATTGCTAAAAATGTTCTAGCGTCAGACTCTGTCTTAACTCCTTTTATTGACTCTTCATTAATATATATACCGCAAGCATCAGTTCCTCTTGAAGTATTATAAACCATGATGAGTTTAATCCATGTGAGATTTGCCTCTCTTTTTTTATTTGGGGCAAATCCTATAAGGCCGCAGCCAAGGATACCCGATCGTTGTGGTGTGAGTATTAAAATTAATAATACTATTATAATTGTTAACATTTGTTGTTTAAAATGGTGGTGGTTGTTGTTGCCGTTGTTGTTCATGCGCAATTGCGGCTTCAGAATTTGCAATCTGTTCTTCATGCGACTCAGCATTATCGATGTCAGGTGTTTTAGCTACATGAACATTAAAATCATCGACAGATACTTTATGGACAAAGTATTGAGAAGGATCAAATTTTACTTCTGGTTTTTTTTCCGCCTGTGGTTTATTAAATACATCTTTTAGTGCTTCACTTATGTTCACTGACGTAGACTTAGTCGCACCCAGCGATGTAACAATACTGCCAGTCGGCACTTCCTTTCTTTTAGAAGGTTTAATTATACCATATGGGTTATAATGACGCTCTGTACTAATGGGAGGTGCTATAGTTTTCTTTTTTCTAAGAACTTCTGGGCATACTGAAACATTTGAAAATCTTTGAACATCTGCAAATCCATTAAAATCTTTACTTGTAAGAGTAGTAATATAATTATGAAGTACGTTATATTGCCATGCGCTATAAGGAGCTTCAAAAAATATACTATTACATCTCGGAATGTAACCAATCTCAACGGGATCGATTCCCGGCAATGTAACACTAGTTCCATTAGAACTATAATTATGAGCAATATCTCTACTAGAAGTTATAGCTAATGATATAAATAAAGAACTAGGCATTATTAAATTTAATCTGCCTGATTCAACTCTGGTAGAGGCTCCCGAAGGATGTAATACATATCTTAAAGAATTAGCAGCAGCACTTGAATCAATTATAGCGCCTCCCATAAGAAGCGCTAAAATGAAACCATACCTTCCAAAAGCTACTATGGGCTTATGAAGTTTTAAATATTCTGTAACTTCTAATATTTCAGAAAGAGCTCTTTCCATATTATTAGGCTCGTCAGGACTTGTTACATCTTCAAATTCAGATGTGTAAATGCGTCTAGGTAGATATACCCGTTCTGACACTATGTCACATAACATTATCACATCACACTCTTCTAATGGTACAATATCATAAGGATATACAAAATCTACATCTAATTCAATATTGCTCCAAATCTTTATTCGGCTAGTTGTATCTCTTTCCATGCTAAACTATTGGCTGATTCAAAACTTTCAAAATCCCAAGGCTCAATTCTTGTTTCGCTTCTAGCTATTTTGTTAAATAACTTAGAGTATCTTTCAAGAACATGCGGACTACTGTTTAAAGTAGGGGCAGTATTTATCTCACATACAACAGCTTTAGGTATGTTATCATTAGTACGTTGTACCATAATATCAACTCCTGCAAGTTGTAAATTCATTTCTCTAGCAGCTCTAAGTGCTAGTTTACATATGAAGTTTTCCCAGTTATTCCAAGGAATTCTTTCAAAAGGAGCATCGTTCAGCGCCCTATTCCAGGCTACTTGAGATGGATCAGCCGGTGCCGGTTTTCTCATAACTTCAAGGATTTTACCCAATCCGCAATGAACACGATACTCTTCAGTTTTTGGATAGATTTTACTAAAATATGAAGCACCTTTGCCAATAGCAATATTTAACTCTTTTTGATTGTTGCATACCCATAGGTGTTTTCCTCTACCATGATGAGAAGGTCTTGCAATTAAAGGATATTCTACATTTGTCATCCTTTTAATTTCATCTAATAGATATGTTTCAGGAACGTCAATACCTCTAGCTGCAAGATGTTTTCTGCATTTACCTTTGTCGTTTGCTAATTTAATAGCTTCTGCAGAATTATAAACAATTGTCTGGTCATTAGTTTGCATGTTGCCATACCATCCCCAACGAATGACAATAGAATTACTACAGTTATAGGTGTCTCCAGATTTTACTTTCTTTTTAGACTTCATGTTATTAGGCGTATCCCTGACAACAAATCCATCAAATACCGCAGATTTTATAACGTGTTCGCAATTTTGTTTAGAGATATTCTTAAACAACTCTTTAGTGGAAGGTCTACCGTGTCTACCTACCATAATTATGAATTTTTTCATATTGGTAATTCTATTTTATATTTTTGTAATAAGCTATTAATATAGCTTTTGTCTGAAGTAGCAACTGCAACTTCTAATTCTGAAAGCAACTCTCCTGAAACTCTATTCCCTGCGTTTACCCAGTTTATAGCTTTTTCAGTGTTAGAAAACACCCATTTTCTAAGTTCAGGTGTTTTTGAAAAGAATGAAGACAATACTCGATATTCAGTAGTTTTATTCTTACCGAATCTCATTTCTCCAAATTTACCATATAACAATCTTCTATCGTTAGTAGGTTCAAGTATTAAAGAAGGCAATCCTAAAAATAAATCCATAGCTTTAACTAACTCAGCACTTAGTTTTAAATTCATATCATCATATTTAATATGCACATGAGTACAACAAGTTCTTAAATTAGTAGAAGATTCAGGACGTTCGTTTTCAGAAAGATTGTATGCATTCAGAGTACTTTCGCATCCAAATTCAATAGATTCCGGAGACCAGAATTCATCATTATTTACATACACCGCACTGTCATGAACTAGCTCTAGGTGTTTAGGCAATCCTGAAGACATGTAATCTATAACCTTTTTAATACTTCTATCAAATATCTCTCCTGATGTACAAGGTGGGATATTTCCTTCAAATGATATATTATCAAGAGAAGTACACCAAAATTTATCAGAGTTATCAAAATTATAGGGCTTTTTTTTAGAGCCCTTTACATAATTTTTAGCATTTACTACTCTGTTTATATTTTTGTCAAATAGAAACAATTCGAAATCTGATCCAATTGTCCAGTTTTTAATTTGTTGATTTTGCGAAGCTTTTTGCATAGGTTTTTAAAAATTGTAGATACGATACATTGTTTAACTTATTATCAACCAAATGCCGGTGTATTACACTAAGTGTAATATTAGTAGGCGTTAATCTATAATATGTTGCAGATGCTATATAAGAAGGCGATAAATATTCAAATTTAGCTATTATCTCAGCTAATTCAACTATCTCCTTTGCCTTAAATTGCATATACTCTTCAATCTCCATATATTCAATAGATGCTAGATCCAACTTCTTGTATTTCGAAGTAGTGCGATCCAGTAGTCCTTCAATAGAACCTGATATATCTATTCCAGAATTCATTAAAAGCGTTAAATGAGTTGAAGGAATATTCATCTGAATTGATTGAAGTGTTTCATTTGTGCCTTTTATACAACCTATTCTAAATTTATTAGATTTTTTAGAACCTTCTAGCAATTGAAAATAAATTTTAGATATTTGAGAAAGGTCACCTTTTAATAGTTTTTCAGATATTGTACTAAGTGGGGATATTATACTACCCATAGCTCCATATCTTTCAGTAAAAACATTGTTAAATGATGTATTAGCAGATCTTGAAAATAATGTATCTTTATGTAAATCTCTTTGATATTTTTCAATATCAAATAGGCCTCCATTAGTAAATGAATATGAGTTTGACCCTACTAAATAAGAGCTTATTAAATAAGCAGCCATTGCAGAATATCCTTCATATTTAAACAAGTAATAAATACATTTAAGATGTTTGTGATATATATCACTACCTGTAACAAACATTCTTGAGAATACCATTAATGGATATATCTCAGATCTTGTAACAGATGAAGTTTCATATACAAACTCATAAGTAGATTTACTGTTATTAAAAGGTCTGTGTGAAAAAGTACTTGTTAAACTTAATTCTTCTTGTAAAGACCTCACTAAAGCATCTACTATTTCTAACAATCTTTCAAATGTAGCATCTTTTTCATCTGTAAAATTAAAAGCATCTGCTCTATTAAAAGAAAAACTAAAGTAGCTAGCTTGTTTACATGATTGAAAACAAGAACCATTTCCAGTAGCTAATTCAGAATCAGCTGGATTTGAAGTTAATCGTAATTTATATGCTTGTATTCTCATAAATTCTAGTGTTTCTCCAGTTTCCTGATGGTTCGGTAGTTTTTCTTCCTGCTGAATCCATTACAAACATTGTAGCTTCTCCATAAGGGGTTTCAATAAAGTCAATATCATACCAATTATCAGCATGACCTTTAGTTTGTGAACGACATCCTTCTAATCCAAATACATTACGTATTACAGCTTCGTTCGAGGTTCTATACAATTCACATTGAATAGCTGTTTTACCGTTTCTTTCAACGATAGGGAAACCTCCTTCATACAGAGTATATTCTGCAGGGGTTTTAAAAGATCCTAAGAATTCTTCATTGCGCAGTAAAGCGTTATTACCGAATCCTTTTTTTAAAGTTCCGTAAACTGCAAATATTACAGTACGGGTAGGTTTGGGAGACTGTGCTCCGGGTTCTTCTTGAGTTTTTTCTGTTGTTGTCATATTAAATAATATTACCAAGGTGTGTCGTTGTAAACAAGTTCATCCCACTCTACAGCGGAATACTCATTTCGTTTTTCTGTGATCGTTTGATTGATCCAATTAAAGCAGTTGTCATGATTCCACGATCTGTGGTCTCTTGCAGCTGCTGCGGGGTGCTCGACGCATTTAATACTGTGGCACATAGGGAATAAATACTTTTCTATAGATTGTGCTTGTTTTCCGCATAATACTATTGGTACATCGCATCTAGAACCTAATACTGTAGTATATAGGAATCTATTCCATCCGTTCCACAATCCTGCATCTGCATGTATTGTAGATTTTTTTAATTCTGTTGTTAAGCTGTAGTTTGTAAGTAATACTCCTTGTTCTGAGAGATATTGTAAACTAGAATTTCTATTAAGAGTTTTGCCCAAATCATGTTCCATAGCGTCATAAAATAATTTTAGACTAGGACACTCTCGATTAGTGAAAGAACAGCTAAAAGCTAATCCATCAGCATCGGCTCTTAAATTTTCTCCAATAGTGTGATATGGCGATAGTCCTACAATTATAGCTTTAAGTTGTCCAAATCCTGAACTTTTAAATGCTCTAAACGTATAGTTACTTTCTGGTAAAACTTTTGAAGTAGCAGATCTTTGTTTTAAATATTCATATACTTTAAAAGCTTCTTCTGTCTCAAACCACGGTTTGACTTTCGCCCACCATGTAGGATGAAACATTTCTCTAAATTTTTCTGGGTCTAACATTTTACTTTATTTTATTTTGTATTTCTCGTATTAATCTAGCCGAACCATAAAATTTAACAAAGTCGCTAGGATCTTTTATTTTATGTCTAATGTAATACTTCTTAGGTATATTGAAGTAATCAAATCCTTTCCTATTATAGAAAGTACATGATTCAACTCCTGTAGCGTCATTATCAAATATGATAATAGCACGTTTCGAGTTATTTAAGATATAATCTATATTTTCATCAGATATAGCAACAGAAGATTCGTTTTGAACTCCTGCTGTACAAGGGCTTATAAATTTCCTAACTACTAGTTGGTCTTTCTTAGATTTTACAATAAAGGATGTCTCACAATTTGAGATATTCTCTAAACCGTACATCACATCAATAGGGCAGTTCGTTCTCCATTTATTATTACGATCTTCAGCAAAAGGTCTAAGAATTTTCCAATAATCTCCAAATCTGTAACCATATACAATTTCAGAACCATTTACTAAATCATCACTACTATAGATTTTAACTCTATTAATATATAATGACTTTATTAAAAATACTTCTCCTCGTATATCATCTTCACCTAATTCATAATCCGCCCAGTACTTTAAAGATTCACTTGTGAATTTTTTAACAGTTGCTTGAATGATAGTAGGCTTTTCGGCTACTTCTTCGATAGTTGGCTTAGTCCATGTTATTACGCTCTTTCTAACTTCTTTAGGTTCGCCTATTCTAAAGTCGGAAGCTATAATATTTATAGCTGCATTTAAGTTGCATCCATATATTTGCATTACTAAACTGAAGCAGTCACCTCTCCAATAATCACTACCATAATCCACATGATAAATATTTCCAAACTTTGTAAATATCTCAAAAGATGGTTGATTCTTATCCCCTCTTAAATGATTAAGATATTTTCTATTGAGTTTAAACTCTCCGAAATAGAATCTATAGATATCATAAGGTGAAACGACATTTAAAATATCATCTTTAGTTATAAGTGTTGGTTTCTTTGTAAGTTTCATAAATAAAAAAGGCAGGCCTATTTAAAGTACCTGCCTGGCAGTTAATTGAGAAAATTTAGTTAGTACGTCGAATCATCAGTAGCATGGTTCGACACATTGTTAGTAGAAGTTATATCCATTTCTGAACTATATTCAAATATAGGAGCAATCTTATAAAAGCCTCGGCAACCATGTTCTCCTTCAGTTTTGTCTAAAAACTGTTTGAGTACGCGATTATCCCATGTACTTTTAAAAGTAATATTAGGCTGGTCTACATATCCGTAGATATCATGAACAGTTATTATTTCTAAAACGCCCGGAATCTTTAATGATTTGAATAATGCTTCATCGGATTTAATTTCTTCAAGCTTAGATTTGTAATAAGCAGACGTAGCCGTCTCTACCTTACTGCAAAAATTAGCTTCAGCTATAGCCGGATAGAAAATTTCATTATATGATTTAACGCCGTCTTCCCCTTCAACATTCTTAACGTACCACATAGATGTAAATGTAGAACTCCATTCATCATCCATTAGATATTTTAAGTCTGAGAAGTTGCCTCTACGCATCTTATCAAAATCAAATTTAATCTCCGTATCAGGGATAAAGTAGTTAACTTTAGATAATACTTTTCTTGCGAATTCGTAAAATCTCCCCTCTCCTTCTCTACCAATTCTATATTGTTTAGTACCTATAGAATTGACCTTGTCGTCCTTTGTGTAAAAATTAGTAAACCATGCAGGTAATGAACTTTCATCAGAACTCCACGAAGTTTCACAAACTTGGTTTATATACTGATGGTTTCCTTTTTGAGAAACACTATCCTTATCTGCAATAAAGAAGCTAATTTTACCTAGCTTGTTTGAACGAATTCCTCTAACATATACATTAATTCTAACCCGGTCTACACCGTCTTTTTCATCAACGTAGTTAATCTCTTCATCCGATTCACTATCTTCATTATCATAAATCTTATTAAGCTCTTGAACTGTAGGATTTACAGCAACAACTTTAAAGACATCAAGTCCGACTAACATCTTCCTTTCCTCAAATGAGGATGTGTCTTTTTTAGCGAGCTTCATAATTATTTAACTCTTTTTAAGATAATGTTTTTAGGAGTGATATCTACTTCAAATTTCTTTGTTTTATAGGACTCTTTAACTTTTCGTAAGATTGATTTTTCAATGCTTTTAGCACCTTTCAGCGAAAGTCGATCGGTTAACGGAAAAGTCTCACCTACTTTCATTTTGGAAAAAGGAATCTTAGTGTAATCTGTATAGATTGGTTTTCTACCAGCTTTACTTTTTTTAGCTACTGCCTTAGTAGTTACTGTTGTTGCAACTGTTGTTGCTGTTTTGTTTGGTTTGTTCATAATTAATAACTATAATATTTGTTTATTGATTGTAAAATATAATCTGCGTCATTTTCGATCTCAATATTATCGAAAAGTCCTTCGGGAGATTTAGCCGAAGTGTAAGGTTCAAAAGTTTTTAAGAAATAGAACGGCTTATTGTCTTTATATCGTGTACAAGAATACAAAACGATAGTAAAATGCTGTTCTAATTTTCCATCAAACTCTTTTCCGTGAGTACTCATTCTTTTTTCTCTCTCTCCGCCGTCAGTTTTTGTTAACTCGTCGTGAGATAGTACTATTACGTCTTTTTCCGCACTTCGTAATTCCTCTAGAAACTCATAGACTTCTTTATTATAAAATTTATAGATATCAAATCCGCTATATCTAGACCCCATTTCCTTAATTAAGGTATTTAGAGCCATAGTAAAGCTATCTATTATAATAGTAGTTATCTCTGAGTTTTCAACATAATCTTTAAAGTTTTTCCTAAATCCTGCCCATGTGCTAGGCTTTCCTTCATGTTTGAAGGGTTGTGCTTTATAGGGTAAAGGTTTTCTTTCAAAGTTAATGTATCCTGTAGTATCTCTATTTGCAGTTTTGCTCAAATAGGATTTGCCTGTACCTGATTGACCAACTATTGCAATCTTAGCAAAATACTGTCTCTTTACTTGTTCTTTCATGTTACAAAGATAATACATCTTTTTAACAAAAACAAGTTTTTTTTACAATAATTTTAATTGATTGGTACTAATTGCCGATTGAAGAAAGTTTTTTTCTTTCGAATTACCTTCAATGGCTGCAATAATTCTGTAAGTTTCGTAAATATACTGGTTATAATCAATCTGGTAGTCTTCTTTTTCTTCAAAGTTGTTAAATATAGCAACTCTTTTAGTGCCTAAATCGTTAGCAGCTTGTAGGTTTTGAATAGAATCATCTTTAGCGTATTGTTTATAAATAATTGGACTAGACTCATTTGTACTCAAATAGTATCTAGCTAAGTTACCAATCTCTTCGATTTCATTTTTGAAATGTAATATAATTTTATCACCGCCATTAGCTTTTCCTCTTATACAGAAGTCGTAAATGTTAGAATGTTCTCTTATTGATTCTTCGGGAGATATTCCATTTACAAAATATGCTTCTAAAGCTTTAGCTCTAACTAGCATAGATTTGTTTTTCCACAATTCTAATTCTGTTAAGAATACGCCTTTCTTTTTAACATCTCCTTTTTTAGTTACAGCTAGATAATTATTGACATCTCTGATAAACATAGATTCATAATTGTCAAACTCTAACTCATAGTTAGTTAACTTTTCCCACTCTCTGCAGATACGATAATATTCATCTTCCCTAGATACTGGTACAATTGTTTCAATGCCATCAGTATTAGCCATTATAACTCTAAAGTTATTAAGTTCTAGTTCTTCTATTAGCATCAATAAACTATATTGCCCAGTAAGAGTTACAGAATATAGAGTTTTTTTATCGTATAACCAACTTTCAATAGATCCTAATTTACCGAATACAGAATTTAGCTCAAGTTTTAATGAAGCAACTAACCCTTTTATTTTAGCCGAATCCTTAGCTAAAGGCTTCAGTCTAAGACGCTTTTCATAATCAGCAGCATAACCTTGTATAAAAGCTAATCCTAAGTGAGCAGGATAATACTTTCTATTAACAATTGTTGCAGGATACATCGCTATACCCTTAAATACCTTATATTTCTATAAGGGTTGGACTATATCATCACTATTGTTTTGGAATCTTTTTCCATGCATTTAAAAAATAATACAATAGTGTTCCCTGTTTAGTCTCTGAACCTTCATCTCGGACTGAGATGCTTGGCTGCGGATTGTCCATGTATCCTTTTATTTTTTACTATACTGAGGTAATTATTCTCACCACTACATGTATTACTACTGCAGCTTAGTATAAAAGGTTTTAGGAGATTCCCGTCAATTTAAGGAATTTTAGTTTCGCCGATGTGTTAACGAAACGTCAGCAGTTTTAATAAGAAAATTTATATTAGATTTATATATCTCATTATTATTAACTGAATGTAAACCACCTAAGCCCTGAATATATTTAGTTTTACCTATAATTATTTCTTGCTCCCATTCGGTGTCATGTTGAAAAGTTGTCTTTTTTAACTTTGCTAGTAAGTGTTGGAGCGTAGGCGTTTTAAACTTGATAAAGTCAGGAATACATGTTTCAGCTTTAATGTATTTTCTAAATGTACCTTTTCTAGGAACATCAGCAATATTCATTTTAGCAGATTTAGCATAGGTATGACGCATTAATTCATCACCTAACCTAATTTCAGACATGTTTGTACACTCTAAACCAAACTCCTCTTTAATATCAGCTCTAATATCTAGTAAGTTATTACCTTTGTGAAGCTTATGGTCAGTATCTCCCTGTATAAGTTTATATACTATTAAAGTACTCTTAACGTCATTTTTACAGTATTTTTCAATAACTTCAAAATGAGAGTCTGATAAGACCTCTACAGAATGGTGAATAGGCATTGTTTCAACAGAAGGCATATCCAAGTTAAACTGTAAAGATTTTAATGAAGTTAGTCTAGCAATGTTATCCAATCCCAATATTCTAAAACAGTCTATCTGAGGAACTGTAAAATCATGGTAAGGTAACTTCATCTTATACTTCTGCTCTTCTATTAACTTTTGCACGAATACATATATTCTGTTTGCTATTTCATCACCTCTTAGATTGTGCCAGTCTTGAGCTCTTTCAATAATAAATTGCATAACTTGTGCATCAAATCCAATATTGTTGAAACCTATTGTAGTTGACATAAAGTTAGGAGAATAGAAACCGAGCATTCGATATAAGTCATTTTTTCTAATTGACATTTCGAATGTATAAAATTGCTCACTGTTAACATCTTGAAATACTACTATAGTGGCTCTTTTTAAAGTTTCTATATCATACACATACTCATTGTTTAACATTTGTTGAAAGACCATAATGTTAGATGTTATATGTATGTTTTAAATCGTCTGCTTCAGTTTCAGCCTTCTTAAGAGCTTTTTCAAGCTTAGCTTTCTCTTCTTCAGTAGTTGCAAGTTTCAGAAATTCTTTAAGTTCTGCTACTTTTGTATCTAACTGTTCTTGTTTTTTTACGTTGCTCATTGTGAAAGAATGTAATATGTGAAATAAAGTTGTAGGTAATGTATAAGTTGATCTAATCCTATTACGGAAAATACTCCTACATTAGGTATGCGTGTTCCATATTTACGATTAGCAAACATTCTACTAGTAACCTTACTAGTAATTAAATCTGTAAACCAATGGAATATAAAAGTAATTAGAATAAACCATATTCCGGTATACCCTAATAATAATACAGCAGACGGTATCCAAGCTAATGAATAAACCATTGCGTGAGTTGTCAAGGCAATTATGTCTCGACTCTTGTTTTCAGCCCATTTTTTATCTTGCAAAATAAAATCTGCAATAAAATGAGTTATGACGATAGTTAAAAATATTTTTGTCATGTTGTAAAAATTAAAAAAGGGAGGCTTAGGGAATCGAACCCTATATTATAGTACCTAAAAAGATATGTATAAATAATCTCCGCAGATTGCTCCCTGTGTAAGTATTAACCAATATTCCTTACCGCCCCTTTGGTTGCTTTGGAAGGGGTTTGTGAATTATCCAAAATCATCTAGAGACTTTTCGTATTGCTGTATGCCGCGAACTGAATATAGAGCTTGTTCTAATATGTCCATAGCTCCTATAAATCCACTTCTGTCGCAAAGTTGATGATTATAAAATATCTTACTACCTTTATTGCCGTATGGTAAGTCGATGGGATTTTTATTTATAGAATCTACTACAATCCCTACACTCTTACAATACTCCAGAATAGATTCATGCCTATCCGAATCACATGCTGTATGTATTACTACATAACAGCCAGTATTTTGACACTTTTTAATCAATTCGATAGCTCTATCGATATCTTTTTGATTATCAATTGTTTTCCATGGTGATATTGTAGAATCAAAATCGACAGCTAATACAATTTTCCCATGATAAATCCATTCTTTTACAAGCCTATCTGTGTAGATATTCATGATTGATAATCACCGTAAGTGTTACCATATTCATCAACACTATCTTTGTTGCAAACTTCAGTTGATTTAGACGGGTCGTAGTAATACACACGTTTTTTAATAGTATTACACATAGAAGTTCTAAAACCGGCAAGTTCTTTAGGCATTTGAACCTGTAACAAGTTCATAACTTCGGCAAGTGTGATATCAGGATAATAATATTTCATTATCATAAAAATATCACCAAGACTCCTGCGTCTACCAGTATCAGTATGAACCTCTTTGGATGTTGCTATAATTGTTTCTTTTTCAATATTGAATTTTTTGAAAAACTTCAACATGAACTCTTTCTTCGACTCCTCTCTATTCTTCTTAACACCCCTTAAGCGTATTTTTTCAGGATAGATAGCCAGTATGCGATTTTCAATAACTTTTAAATCAGCTGAATTCTTTTTAACAGGTTCTGGTTTAGGAGCTGCAACTGCTGCTGCTCTAACTGTATTTAATTCTGCCTCAAGAGCTGCTTCAGTATATTCAGTACCGTTTTGAGTTGTGAATATAGCTGATCCTTTTTTAGATGTGATTTTGTTAATAGTTCCTATTCCTTGAAATTTGGAACCTACTTTAATACATCTTGCACCTGTCTTCACTGATGTAATTTTAATACCTTCTTCCATGAAGTCGGCTAAGTGGTGGCCAACATCAGAATGCTGACTTTCAGCAGCACTGTCATCTTTGTATAATCCACTTTCATTTTGCTGGGTGTAAGTCTTCTTGCTTTTTAAAGCTTCAAAGCTTACAATTCTTGGTAATTTCATTTATTTTTTTTGATTGTTTTTTTAAAAAGTATATACAGAATATAACGTTTATCATCATATAAGGACTCCCTATGAAGATAAACGCTATAATATTCTGTATGAAAAATGTAATGTAAGCATATGCGATCATATGCTTAGATATTAAGTAGTACCCTGTCAGAGACATGGCACATAGTAAAAAGTTTATCACTTTGTAGAAATATGAATTTGTACAGATGGTAATGTTATACATGGATTCGGAGAAGGGACATCGTTAATTTTAATTATAAATTCTTTAATCTCCTTACCTTTGGTAGTAGCTAACATATCAGATACTAATTTTTCAATTTCCTTGATTGTCATACTACTATTTATTATTTGAAACGAACATTTTAATAGTTCTACTAGTATTAGGATTATCAAAGATTTTAACACATGTGAAATACGGAGACACATCTAATACATCCTGGAGAGGTTTACAATAACTATCACTGACCGTATTAATAATTAAACATCCAGCAAATTCATCAAATAAAGTTTTCACAAATCCTTTAATACACTCTTCAGGAAAATTAGAATCTATACGAATCTCACCTAGTTCTGTTACTCCACAACAATAAGGTAAATCTTCTAACGATGCGTCTAATCTCATAGCATTAGATCTAGAACTATAATAAAGAATCTCAGGTATGTAATTACTTTCGCTTAATTGTTCTTTAAGGGCTTCTAGTAATTCCTTCAGTGTATAAAATATATTACCTTCCATTTCATAGTAAGGCACAAAACCTTTAGCCTTAGCTTTGGCTTTAACCTTTGGCATTGTTTTAACTTTTTTTAATGCGCTCATTTTTTTATTTAAATTAATTTGTTTATTTTTTCTCTAATTTCTTCAAGTGTTGGTAATTTATTATCCATCTCTTTTAAATTTAGGAGGTTTAGTAAATAACACCATGACTAAAATTAGACATGATGTTATTATAAAATAAGGTTTCATCTGTAATACATTGATAAAATAAATAAAACCCATGCTCTTACGTTTTCGTGAGTAATGCCTAAAGGAAATTTTCCTTTTTGTATTCTTATTTCTTTTACTCGTTCATACTCATCACTATAAGAATATATTATATTTAATATAATTGCTATGATAACTGCCCAAAAGTAAATATTTGCACATAGAGGAATAAAGTATTCTAATGTTAATTTATTCATGATTAGATTTGTATTTCAGGGTCTTTAGCTTCATCGCCCCAAGCAGTTACCATTAAATAACCACCATTAACAGGTTGTAATACTATAGGATCAGGAATATGCTTAACTATACGAAAACCATCCATTAGAGTAGAATTTGATAAATCCATATCTTTTACCGGTGCGCAGATTTTCATTCTGTTTGATACTACTGTAAATCGAACATCTCCTAAATGCTTCATTTTGAATTTATCATTGCGATCTCCAGAATAGAAATCTATACCGTCCCCTGATTGAAAAGCATGATCGCTATATTCAGTACTACCTTTAGGATATATGTGCCAATATCTACCATCTGATGAATAAATATGAGCATTGGCCATTGTTGTAATTGTACCATCTCTTAATTCACCAATGATAGTAGATGCATCTTTAGGCTTTAATGAAAATTTCTCAATCTCTTGAAGATTTTGTTCTGGAACAAATCCTTTAAATCTTGAAATATCTCCACACACTAAATTATACTTTTTACAAATATCTTCTACTTGAGATAATGTAATAAACTTGTTTTTAGGATATGTTGAAGAATAATATTTTATTAATTCAACTAATTCTTTACTGTTAGTAGCTTTTTGAATAATAGGCTTTGTTTCTATTACTTCTTTACATTGAATAAATCCTAATTTTTCAAGTCTGCTAATTTTTGCAGCATTGACAGTATCAGCATTTTTAATGATTTCTCTAGCTTCAACTAATAAATCTTCAGCAGCTCTACCAAATTCATTATGAATTTCTTCTACCTCTTTAGGGTATTTGCTTTTAACTGTTTCTGTTTCTAGAACTTCAACAGTTTCTTTTTTTTCTTTTTTAAATATTTTAAACATAATTTTTATTCTAATTCGTGTTCGTATACTTCAACTTCACTGTTACCGTCAGATATGGTATAAATAGAATCTCTCCCATCCTCTGTATTTACAATAGTTACTTTGTAATAACCAGAGCTCAATCCGTCATCCGGATCGCTCCATAGAACTTCATCTCCTACTTTATATTTAGCCATAATTAAATTACTTTCATTTGATAAATCACCATAAGGCACTTCTAGATCTGATTTTATAGTAGTGATATTTTCACCTTGTTCGTAAGCCATTTTTTCACTAAGGATAGGAAATGCTTTTTCCATGATTTGTTCTTCCGTGTCAGTATCTTCTACTATAACACGAGCAGTAACTTCAATTGTTACTAGTTTTGCTACTTTCATAATTTTTTCTTTTTTAAATAGTTTTCAGCAGCTAAATCATCCATACCCGCAACTATTTTCATACAAACATCAAGTTCATCTATGTGCTTTATTTCATTATCACTCATAGCACTTTCAAAATGTTGTACAATAACATATAATAAATCAGCTTCTTTTTCTGTAAGAGTAATAACTACATTATCTTTTTTCTTTTTAATATTCATAATTAAAATTGTTTGTTAAATCGTTTAAGTAAGTTTAGAAGATATGAATCTAATTTACTTTCTACATAATCAGCGTCTTCTTTGGTGATATCTTTGTAGTGATAATTAGTAAGTTCTCCTGATATAGAAGCGTTTGTATCTGTATCTCCACCTAGTTTCACAGCAGCTTCTATAGTTTCTTGAGTAGATAAATCTTGTCGTAAAAGAGCTAGACAAATACTAGCAGTTTTATCTGCTTCTATTTCAAATACTCCTTGTTGCACAAAATGAGGATTTTTTTCATCTTCAATCCCTTGGTATGCTTCATACAACATAATGCCTGCTTTATAAGATTTTTCATGGTGATGAGAGCATCTAATAGATTCAAATATATTTACAAGTGTAAAAGGAGCATACATTAATGGACTGATTCTCATTATAGATCCGTTACCATATGAATTACCTATAGTCTCTTTAGGTGTGCTTAACCATTGTTGAAAACCTTTTCCGAAAGAATCTAAATTAATATACTTTTGTCCAAAGTATCTATAAGCATCGTTGAAAGTTTTAAAATTTCCTAAAAGAACAGAAGCAGTAGCTAAAGTAAGAATGCTATCATCACTTATACAACTTCTTTCATCATGAATATTAAACTCAGAGAAATCTCCTTTATATTTATATTCATAAGGTTGTCCTGCTAAATCTCCTAGTATAGCTCCATATAGTTTGTATTTATAGTTCATAATTAAAATACATTAAGTTGTTTAATAGTTGGTTTGTTCATGTTATTTTTGTTTTTACTTCGTGTATTATCTAGTTATAAGCAAATTAATTTTTTTGAGAGCAAAACAATAGTTCGATTATTATTTTAGTGTCAATTAAATTACCTTGCTCATCCATATACATAGGTTCTCCTGTTTCACAAGCAACTATTGTTTTGCCGTACTTCGCATCACAGTATTTCTTGTATTCAATCTTTTGTTCTTCGTCTAAAGTATTCCACATAATAAAAAATTAATAAGCTTATAACAAAGGCTAAAAAGCAATTGCCACTAAGCGTGTTATCAAGCAGTATTTTTTAATAGGCAACTGCTTTTAGCCTCAATCGTTAGTGGTAATGCTACCTACCGCACAACCTTACCTTTGACAGTCATATCCCAACTACTAAAGCTACCATTTAAAATGAAAGAACCAGCCCTAAATTCATCGGTAATTTTTGTTCATTGTATAGTTATAGGTTATTCGGAATGTGTATACTGTTCACCTGATTTCATCTCGGTTAAGAAATACCAACTTCCTTCAAAGTCCCTCCTACCTCCACCATTATGAATATGTTTAGCTAAATCGCCATCATTAAAGAATCTTGTAAGTTCTTCTATTGTTGGTTTATGATCAAATGCACATTCAAAATAGTCTCCATCTTGGTCGTATTGGTTTATAGCTCTTGTTATTATCCACATATGTTATTTTTGTTTTTCTTGTAGCAAGTATAAGATTCGAATTTATATTGTACCGACCCATGTCGGCGATCTTAAACCATTAGAAGAACTTGCCAGTTTGCTCGTCTTTCCGAGCTGTCCATTTATTATTACGTTTTCTACCCTTTTAATTCCTGCTGAACTTATCCGAGTTTCTTAGTCTTAAAACTAATACAAGGGTACAGGGTGTAATAACTAATATAATTTAAAAGTAAAAGAGGATAGTATTAACAGATACTGCATCGGGAATCTTTTCTACCTCTGTTGGCAATTAACAGGTTTGGACCCCGTCAATCTACTATCCAGCCATCGTCTTTTTATCTTTTACTTATTTGGTAAGAGCACAAGAGTCGAACTTGTACTAGGTTCCGGTCGTGACCCTCGAAATGGTGTTAAGGGGAGCAGTGCTATTTCCATACGCTTACTCTACTACTCACTTACCAGTCGTGTTTACCAATTTCACCAGCCCTCCTTACATTTTCCATATGGAATAACATTTTAGTAAAGGTTTATCAACCATATCATTTTCATATATGCAAGCATTTAGCCA